CCCTCACTACTAACCACACGTTAGCGCCTGTGATTAATAGCCACAATTTGAAACACTTAGCTACATCAGAATTAGCATAATTGTGCTCCTTGCGCATTTAAATTTCTCCCCCATCGAAAGATCAAGACACGGGCATGTCTCAACCCCACTATTTTGATTTACGTCATAGGTTACTAAGTAACTGGAGAGGACGTAAGGCGTGACCCTCACTGTGAATGCCCTCTATGACTGGACTCTTACGATACACACTTGCGAGTCTACATTCAAGTGTATAAAGGGTTATTAGCCATGCATGAGAAAATGTGTGAATCCTATCTATAAAAATAAAACTTAAACCCATGTCCCATGAGATGTACAGAGTAAAAAAATCAAAAAACATCTTACTTCGCTAAACACACGTATCTGGATGACTGCTTTTCACAGCTACACGCCACGTTCACACATGACGCCAGACGCTCGTCCAAAAAGGATAAAGTATTACCACTCAACGCCCACATTCAAGTTATTGCCAAGGTTCGCAACAATGATTTCACATGTTGCAGAACCTGGTAGACTCAATGAGGCGATAGGAATACTAATCACGGGTGTGGTGGATGAACACAACACAGTTAGTGTATAGGTAGCATAAGTGACTCCAGCCAATGATCCTTGCGGACTAGTGGCCACAGCAGCTGTATTGCCCAGCAATAAATTCTGGTACGAACAGCCACTAAGAGATGGGGTTGTTGGAAATACTATTGTGGTTGAAGAACCAACCCACTGAATAGTAATCAGCAACGAATCCCCAACACTTACACTAACTGGTGAAATCGTGGTTGCAGTAACAGTGGTAGAACTCAATGAACCATTGGAACGACTAAAGGTTGTTGTTGTACCCAAAGGACTGGTGTTAGACACAGCACTTCGGTACACATGACAATTCCCTATGTCATCCATGTTCAAGAAAGGTCTATCCAACTCAACGTCATATGCAACCCACAATTCACCAACCACTGAACTGGTTGGCACACCAGCTCCCGGAGCTATAGCAAATTGGAATAAACCTAAGTCGGTGGTTGTCAAAGGTAGAGATGATGTGCCGCTTCTGATAAAATAACAGTTTTGTGCATTAGAACCTGCAGCACACTCAACACCATACATCAAATTTTTGTCTAATCTCGTGGAGACAGCCATTGACGAATTCTCCATTGCAAATTTCGATGTAAAGGCTGGTGAAGAAGAATTGTACTCCATAGCGGCAATAGCAGCACCCAAAGCGCTGGTACTCAAAAAAGGACTTGCTGTCGAAATAAATTCGAAAACAAGTCCTTTAAAACAGTACTCCTCGTAATTGGACGCTAACTGTGACAAATAAGGAAAAACGGTCCTTAACCCAGCATTAATAGGGTAGGTATAATTAGTAAATGCCCCAGCAACAGCACCTGTAACCACGTCACCCAAAAATTCACGATGTTTCACGCGAATCTTCAGAGACGACTGACCGAACTGTGATGTGGCCTCTAAGCCTGATCCCTTGATTAA